GCATCAGCGACACAATCGCGAAAGTCGAGAGGGGGGGTCAACCGATGGCGACCATCGTCGAGAATCCGTGGGACATCGTCGATCGGAACCGCGAACGCAAATGCACGCTCGGGTTTCATCCGCCGGCGTGCGGGTGCGGGAGCTTCGTCGATCAGCAATGTTGCTGCGCGGCGCGGGCCTACGATTGCCGGCTCCACAAGTGCGGCCCTCGGGTCGGCTGTCGGTGCCCGGTTCCTGAGATTGGCAAAACGCCGGGCGCGACGGCCCAGGTGGTCGAGGCGGCCGGCTGATGCAAATCATCTCGATGGCCTGGACGACGGCCGCGTTCCGAGCTCGGGCGAAGAGTGTGACCCGACGGGCCTGGGCGGTGGAGTACGCGCTCCGGCTTCGCGAGGGCCAGAGGCTTCAGGTGTTCGACCGCTCGCCGCGTGTCCACGGGAAGTGGATCGGGCTTATCGTGCTGACGGGTCGGCCTTACCTCCAGGAGATGGCGGTCGCTCCGGACTCTGATTACGACGCCGAAGGGTTCCGGTTCTACGAGGAGCACCCGGAGCTCTTGTCGGCCGGTGCGCCGTGGCGCTCGATTTCGTGGGACACGTGGCTCACGTGGAAACGGACGGGCGGCAAGCTCTGGGTCGTGAGGTTCGAGACGGTCGAGGTCGACGAGCCGCTTGTCCCTGCCGGCCGGCAGGAGAGGCTCGCGATATGAGCGACTGGACGAACGGCGTGGTCCAGCTCCTCGAGGGCGATGCTCGGCGGGTGCTTGCGGGGCTGCCGGCGGAGAGCGTCCACTGTGTCGTGACGAGCCCGCCGTACTGGGGCCTTCGCGATTACGGCTTGGAGCCGCTGGTGTGGGGCGGCGACGACGGCCACGAGCATGAATGGGACGAGGAGTCCTACCAACGACGGTCAAACGATGGCGGCAAGTCTCCGAAGCAGGCGTCCAACGCCGGTGCGAATGGGCGCGACGAGCCTATCCTCCACGCTGTCTGCGTTTGCGGGGCCTGGCGCGGGTCGCTCGGCCTGGAGCCGACCATCGACCTCTACGTCGCTCACGTCGTCGAGCTGTTCCGCGAGGTCCGGCGGGCACTGCGCAAGGACGGGACGCTCTGGTTGAACATGGGGGACACCTATGCGGCCGGAACCCACTGCGCGGCGTCCTTCCGCAGAGACAGGGCGGCCGTCAATGTGCAGCACCCTATTCCTCGTGGCCTGAAGCCCAAGGATCTGTGCATGATGCCGGCCCGGGTCGCGCTGGCGCTTCAGACGGACGGCTGGTGGCTGCGCTCGGACATCGTGTGGAGCAAGCCGAACCCGATGCCGGAGAGCGTCACTGACCGGCCCACGAGGGCGCACGAGTACGTGTTCCTGCTAGCTAAGGGACAGAGGTCGAGCCGTACCGTTAAGTTGGCGAATCTCTCTGACCAACCCGCTCATCTCAGCCAAAGTCTCATCAGACAAAACGCGCACCTTGGGGCGGACGAGCTTTGTATTCGCCTCGCGTCCGCGCTCACGGATTGCCCTCAACTTCAAGAGTACATCCGCTTGCCGCTTCTTGATGCGGAGGTAGGGGCGAACAGCGCGGACAACAGTGATAGCGATACGATTGTTAGCCTGCCATCTGAGCATCGGGCGTTGGCTAATGCCGCCTCGCGCCTTCTGAGTTCCAATCTTTCCGCCAAAGAGTTTTTGCAGAAGCTCCAACGCTTCGGGTTGCGTCTGGGCCAAGGCAACGTGCTCATAGTAGGTCGGACTTCGATTCAGCTTGCGAACACGCCAGGAATCTACGCCGATGGTGAAGGAACCATCGCTGTCCAAGACTCCGGCGAGGTATGCAAGTTCGACTTTCAGCATGGCCAAATCATATCAGTCTGGCCCACTACTTGCAACTACTTCTACGACACCGACGCGATACGGGAGCCGAATGAAAGTGTAAGAGAACGGGGGCGTCCTAACGGTCACGCGACATGGGAGTCATTCGGCCACAATACGAGCGCAGGGACAAGCTCCGGTGGCCGCAACAAGCGCTCGGTGTGGGAGATAGCGGCGGAGCCCTATCCGGAGGCCCACTTCGCGACGTTCCCGGAGAAGTTCGTCGAGCCGTGCATCCTGGCGGGGACGTCGGAGCGCGGCGTCTGCCCCGAATGCGGCGGGCCGTGGGAGCGCGTGGTGGAGGTTCGAGAGGAATATACCGAGTGGGCCAAGACTCAACGGTTCTATGGTGAAGGTGGGAAAGGCTCGGCTTTCCGCATGGGGAAAACGAACTCAGCGGTTGCCCCTCAGAAACAAGATACAACCGGCTGGCGCCCCACCTGCGACTGCGGCCATGAGGAGACGACACCTGCTACGGTGCTGGACCCGTTCGCGGGCTCCGGCACGGTGGCCTACGTCGCACAGCGGCTCGGACGGCGCAGCATCGGCATCGACCTGAGCGCGGAATATCTCGAGCTGGCGGCCAAGCGACTCGAGGGGTTGGCGCTTCCGATGGGGCTGGTGCCATGACGATGGGGCGACCGCCGAAGCCGACGAGGCTGAGGCTCCTGGAGGGTAATCCTGGCCGGCGGCCGATCAACGAGAATGAGCCGCGGCCACGGCGACGACAGCGCATCCCCTCGCCGCCGGATGACCTGGGGGAGATCGGCAAGGCGGAGTGGCGGAAAATGGGACCGGTGCTGGTGCGGCTGGGGCTCCTCACGGAGATGGACACGACGGCGTTCCATATGTACTGCGCCACGTACGAGCGGTGGGTCGATGCTGAGCGGCAGGCGAGGGAGAATCCAATAATTCAGACTCCGAGCGGCTATTTCCAGCATAGCCCGTACACGTCATTGGCAAACCGGCTGTACTACATGGTGAAGCAATCGCTTTCGGACTTCGGGATGACCCCGTCGTCGCGGTCGAGGGTCGCGGTCGATCCAAGTGATCGGCAGGACGATGAGCTGAGCGAATTTCTATACCGGACCAGGGCGAAATGAAGGCAAAAAGGAGGAGTTGAATGGCTGAACGAGAGTGGTTGACGGTGAAGAAGTTTGCGGAGTGGTATCGACTGGGCAAGGACTTGGTCTACAAGCTGTGCGGGCAGCGCATCCCGTCGCCGCCGGATGACCTGGGGGAAGTCGGCGCGAAGGAGTGGCGCCGGCTGGGGCCGGCGTTGAGGAGGCGCGGGCTCCTGACGAACACGGACCTCACGGCGTTTCATATGTACTGCGCCACCTACGAGCGGTGGGTCCTCTATTCACGGGAGGCCAAGAAAAATCCGCTGATCGCGACGCCGAACGGAATGGTCTTGCCGAGCCCTTACGTCTCGATGGCCAATCGCGCCCTGTGCTTGCTACGCAAATCGCTGGCGCGGTTCGGGATGACTGCGGCGTCGCGGGCGAGGTCAAGTGGCAAGCCGGCTGGGCTCGTTGATCTACAGATCGTCCTCAACGCGAAGGATGAAGCATCGCGCCTGGTAGAAATGGCAGAGGATGAAGATTTGGGAGACGTGCCGTGACTGCGGAGTACCAAGCACTAGAGTGGCAGATGCATGCGCTTGAAGATTGGAGCGCGTCACGATCGGTGGGAACCCTCGAAGGGATTGCGAGACGCCACCTCCACGGTAGGAAAGAGGCACCTTTTCAAAAGCCATCGGAGTGGCGTCTCGATATCATCGACGGGTTGACGCATGCTGTGCCTTATTTCGTAAGTCGGGACGTATGCAGGGTTCTGCGGGATGCGGCGGAGACGGTGCCGAGGGAGATTCCATTAGAGGACATCCGCCCGGTTGATACGAGCGGGCTGATGTACCTGGAGGAGCCGTTCGGACCGCTGGAAATGCGCGCATTGTTGTGGTCTGAGGTGCGCTTTTCTGATACTGGAGACCCGGCGCTGGAGCTTGAGGGGTTCGGTGGCAACCCCCTGGACATTCGGTGGTCAACTTTCTGGATGTTTGATGAGTGTGTGTCAGACAGAGAGGCCGTCTTTGACGACCGCGATGCAACCCGGCTCATGTTCGCTTTCTTTGCCTTCATTCGACAGAAGATACCGGCGTTGGCGCCAGTGCGACTGCCTCGCGCTTCGCAGCGGCGGATGGCAAGGGCGCCGGTCGCATCCGACCCGCTTGTGCGGGTTGTGAGACTCCGTGCCCGCGAGAAGCCGAAAGATGATGCGCGAGGAGAGCAGGCGGTCGATTGGTCCTGTCGGTGGCTGGTGCGGCCACATTGGAGGAACCAATGGTATCCGAAGGAGCAAACGCACCGGCCGGTCTTAGTGCCCTTGTACGTGAAAGGCCCCGACAACAAGCCGCTCAGGCGTAAATCTATCGATCTGATGGCCGTCACGCGGTGAGAAAGGGAGGGTGACAAGCGATGACCCAGGGACGGACGTATCGGGCGGTGTTCGAGCGGGTGGAGGTGGTGGGGCTGGCGGTGAAGAGCCACAAGCACGGGCGGTATCTTCGGATGGTGGTGGAGATCCCGCTGATCGACGAGGTGGACGTGAACGGCCTGGCGCACGAGCTGTATGAGAGTCCGTCGAGGATGAGCCTCGAGAAGCTACAGACGAGCCTACCGGTCGAGGTGCCGGCCGAGGCGGCAGGGTAACGTTGCGATTCGGCTCCCTCTTCTCGGGCATAGGCGGTCTTGATCGCGCCGTCGAAGCCCGTGGATTGAGCCCAGCGTGGCAAGTCGAGAACGATGAGTTTTGCAGGAAGGTTCTGGAGCGGCACTGGCCTGATGTCAGACGGTACGGGGACATCCGAGAGATTGACTGGCGGAGCGTTGAGCGCGTCGGTCTCATCTGCTCCGGGTTCCCCTGTCAGCCCTTCAGCGTCGCCGGGCAGAACTGAGGAGAGGACGACGAGCGAAACATGTGGCCCGAGACCTACCGTGCCATTCGCGAGCTGGGACCCTGCTACGTCTTCTTGGAAAACGTCCCAGGCCTCCTTGCTCACGGGTACTTTGGCCGAATACTCGGAGACCTGGCCGAAGGCGGGTACGATGCGGTCTGGGACACTTTTACGGCTGCGGAAGTCGGAGCACCGCACCGCCGCGAACGCCTCTTCATCCTGGCCTACGCCAGACAGCAACACGAGCACGTACAGCAACCACCACGGCGGCTTCGTGAACCTGCGGGAGAAGGCGTCCGAGTGGCCTACGCCAGCGGCGAGTTGGTTCGAGCGGGGTCAGACGTCGCCGGAGGTTTGGGAGCAACGCCAGAAGGAACGGACGGAGCGCGGGGAGTTGCCGTTCGCGACACCGTTGCATGTCGAAGCGGCCCTCTGGGACACGCCGAAGGCGAGCAGCGACAAGGGCGGGCCGAATCAGCGGGACGGGCAGGGCAGGCCCTACCTGGACGCTCAGGCGCGACAGTGGCCGACGCCAACCGCGAGCGATATCTTCCCTTACACGGAGGCCGAGGCCAGGAGAAGGAGTCCAGACTTGCCAACAACGGCTTCCCGCCAGGCCCCGACGATCGAGCAGCCTGGGCACGAGTGCTCGCCGATGTGCCGGCGCTTGAACCCGCTGTTTGTCGAGTGGCTAATGGGGTTCCCGATAGGAGACACCGCCTTAGAGCGCTCGGCAACGCGGTCGTGCCCGCGCAGGGAGCCTACGCCTTCCGCACGCTTTGGCAAAGGATGACGGCATGACCTCGAGGTACGTGGAGCTCGCGAGGGAGAGGGAGCGGCGGGATCAAGAGGGGGGCGAGGAGCGGGGGCTGTATTACGATCGGGCGGAGGGCGAGCGGGTGGCGAATTTCATCGGGCTCCTGAGGCACTACAAGGGCGAGTGGGCCGGCGCTCCGTTCCGACTGGCGCCCTGGCAGCTCGACGATATCATCATGCCGTTGTTTGCGTGGAGGCGAGCCGATGGGACTCGAAGATATCGCCACGCGTACGTGGAGCTGCCGCGCAAGAACGGGAAGTCGACTCTCGCCGCGGCAGTCGGTCTGTATCTCACGATCGCGGACGGGGAGATGGGCGCCGAGGTTTATTCCACCGCCACGAAAAAGGATCAGGCGAAGATCGTGTGGGGGGACGCGGCGGAGATGGTGAAGCTCTCGAGGCTCCGGTCGCACGTGCGGGTGCTGCGGAACAATATCAACAATCCTCGGACGTGGTCGAAGTTCGAGCCGTTGGGGGCGGACTCGGACACGCTGGACGGGTTGAACGCGCATGCCAACATCGTCGACGAGCTCCACGCGCACCGGGACCGGCGCCTGTGGGACGTGATGCAAACGTCGATGGGGGCCCGGCGTCAGCCGATGACGATCGCGATCACGACGGCGGGCGTCGCGCGCCAGGAGAGTATCGGCCTGGAGGAGCACAATCACGCGGTGGCGGTGCTAGAGGGGGCGCTCGAGGATGACTCGACCTTCGCGTACATCGCGGCCGCGGAGCCGGACGACGACTGGACGGACCCTCGGGTGTGGGCGAAGGCGAATCCGAATCTCGGGGCGACGGTCAAGCTGGAGTACCTCCAGAACGAAGCGGAGCACGCGCGGCGCTCGGCCGGGTTCCTGAACACGTTCCTCCGGCTCCATCTCGACATCTGGACGTCCCAGGTGACGCGGTGGCTGTCGCTGGAGGACTGGAACGCCTGCTCGATGGAGACTCCGATCGAGACTCTCCATGGCCAGCGGTGTTTCGGCGGCCTGGATCTGGCGTCGACGACGGATATCGCGGCGTTCCTGCTGGTGTTTCCCGACGTCGACGGGTCGTACGACGTCCTCTCCCGCTTTTGGGTGCCGGCGGAACGGATTGTGGAGCGGTCACGGCGGGACCGGGTGCCGTATGACGCCTGGGTGCGGATGGGGTTGATCACCGCCACCGAGGGAAATGTGATTGACTACGCGGTGATCCGGCGGGAGGTAAATGAGCTGGCGGAGCGGCACGCGATCAAGGAGATCGGGATCGACCCGTGGAACGCGACGCAGCTCGGGCAGCAGCTCACGGAGGACGGTCTCACGCTGGTGAATGTGCGGCAGGGGTTCGCGACGCTGAGCGCGCCGACGAAGGAAGTCGAGCGGCTCGTGCTTCAGCGCAAGCTCGCCCACCGGGGGAATCCGATCCTGAAGTGGATGGCGGCGAATACGGCGATTTCGACGGACGCCGCGGGGAATATCAAACCGGCGAAGGACAAGAGCACGGAGCGGATCGACGGGATCGTGGCGCTGGTGATCGCGATCGAGCGGGCGATGCGTCACGAGGACGACGACCGGGTGTACCCGGGGCCGGCGCTGGTGGTGGGATGACGTGAAGGCGCTCGTTGTCAACTGCTCGACTCAATTCAACCTCGGAGCGGCGAAGCTGGCCAACTGGCTTGAGGGCGAGGGTTGGCAAGTCGACCGCGCCAGGGGTGACCCGGGTATGTTCACACTGGGATACGACCTGGTGGCGCTGTCGGTGATGTTCTCATGGAATGCGCCCATGGCGCGCGATATCGCCGTTCGGGTACGAGATCGGGCCGAGGTTTGGGCGGGCGGTCCTGGGTTGTTCGCGCTGAAGTCGTGGTGGAAACGAGAGACCGGATTCGAGCCGCATATTGGGCTAGACCACCGGTTTGAGTATCAGCGCGGCGATTACTTAATGACGTTCGCGAGTCGGGGCTGCCCTGTCGATTGCTGGTTTTGCATCGTTCCCAAGCTCGAGGGAACGACTTTCACGCTCAATTGGTGGTTTCAGCCGGCGCCGATCCTGTGCGACAACAACCTGTCGGCCCTGCCGGTCGACTTCCAGGATCACGTCATCGCTCGATATGAGCAGGCGGAAATGGTGCTACGGGACGCTAACAGCGGGTTCGAGCCGCTGACATTCGATGGAGACACTTACGAACGGTGGAGGTCGATACTGCGGGGGCCGTGGAGGTTCGCCCTGGACGACATGACCGAGCTGGAACAAGTGCATCGGATGATGGAGGTCTTGTGTGATGTTGCCCGCAAGCGGAAGCGCGTCTACGTGCTGATCGGAAACGAGCCCATGGAGGCTTGCTATGAGCGCGCCCTGAAGGTGCTGGAGTGGGGCGGCGAGCCCTTTTGCCAGCCGTTCATCCCGCTCAACTCTTTGAATGGCGTGCCCAAGGCGCGATTCGACTGGAGCGTGCAAACGCTCAGAGACTTCGCGCGCTACTACAACCGCTACCTCTGGAAGTACGTGCCCATTTGGGACTACTCCAATCGCAAGGACGAGCAAGCACCTCTACGCAGCCTGAGGACGGGGGGATGAGTGAGCTTCGGGTTCTGAGTCTTGGGTGGGGAGTGCAGTCGTTCACGCTGGCGGCGATGATGGCGCGGGACGAGCTGCCCCGGGTGGATTTCCTTATTCACGCGGATACGCAACACGAGCGCTCTGCCACATACGACTTCGCCGAACGCTGGACGCCCTGGCTCGGCGAGAACGGGCTGACGGTGATAACGGTCAGCGGGGGCCGGACGGATGCCGTCAAGTATGCAAGGGTGCCGTCTGTGATGATCCCGGCATTCACCCAGGACAGACGGACGGCGAAGCGGGGGCAGATCAAGCGCCAATGCACGAGCGATTGGAAGATCGGGCCGATCCGGCGTTTCGTTCGAGCGGAGCTGGAGCGCCGTGGGCTCGCGCTGAGCCCAGGGATTGTCGAGTCGTGGCAGGGCATTAGTCTTGATGAGTGGCGTCGGATGAACGAGAGCGATGTGGCTTACATTACCAACGTGTACCCGCTGGTGGACCGGCGGATTTCGCGGGCCGGCTGCGTGGCGTGGCTACAGAAACAACGGCTGGAGGTCCCGCCGAAGTCGTCGTGTACGTTCTGCCCGTTCCGCGGTATCGAGTCCTGGCGCGGCCTGAAGCGCGAGGGCGGCCCCGACTGGGAAGAGGCCGTCGCTGTCGACGCGACGATCCGGAACAAGCGCCCAAAGGCCGAGCTGTTCGTGCATCCATACCGGAGGCCGCTGGCGCAGGCCATCTCGATCCCGGAGGACGAGGGGGCGAGGCAGCTTGCGCTGGAGGTGGACCTGGAGCACCCGTGCGATAGCGGTGTGTGCATGACCTGATGATGAATGCATCATTGGCGATCCGAGAAGATGCATGCATCGTCGGGAGATCCCAGGTGGATGCATGCATTAGTGTCCGCGAGCACGATTCTCGCGACGAAATCAACTTGTGAGGGTGTGGTAGCATGAGTTGGAATACGGAGATCGACGTCGAGGATGTGATCGGGGCGGTGGGGGTCGGGCTGGCGGCGGCGGGGCTGTACATCGTCGGGCTGGAGTGGATGCTAGTGTTCCTGGGGCTGGTGCTGATGGGATTGGCGGTGTGGATGGGGATTACGCGGCCCCGGCAGGACAGCGGGCGAAAGGGGTAAACGAATGGGTGCGATCTCCACGCTCCTGGAGAGGCGCGTTCATCCTCGGGTTGACGACGATTGGCTCGTCACGAGTGTCGGTGGCCAGGCGACGAAGGCCGGTCGGAATGTATCGCAGGCGACGGCGCTCAACTACTCCGCGGTGTTCGCTTGCATACGGGTGATCTCGGAGACGTTGGCCTCGCTCCCGCTGATCACGTACCGCCGGCTCGAGCCTCGAGGGAAAGAACGGGCGGCATCGCATCCCCTCTTCCGTGTCCTCCACGATCAGGCAAACTCCGAGATGACCTCGATGATCTTCCGCGAAACGATCACGGCGCACGCCGTCTCGTGGGGCAACGGGTACGCGGAGATCGAGCGGGACCGTGCGGGTCGGGTGATCGGCCTGTGGCCACTACTGCCGGACCGCACCTGGCCGGTCCGACGCAACAAGGTGCTGAGCTATCGAACGATCATCGGATCGGGCGAGGTCGGGCTCCGGGCCGATCAGGTGCTCCATGTCCCTGGCCTGGGGTGGGACGGACTCGCCGGGTACTCCCCGATCACGCTCTTCAGAGAGGCGATCGGGCTCGGCCTGGCGGCGGAGGAGCTCGGCGGGCGGTTCTTTGGGGATGGGATGAAGCCAGGCGGTGTACTCGAGTACCCTGGGAAATTCGAGAACGACGAGGCGAGGACCGAATTCCGGCGGGTGTTCAACGAGGCTTACAAAGGGCTCTCCAACGCTCAGCGGCTCCTCATCCTCGAAGATGGGTTGAAGTGGAAGTCGACCTCGATCCCGCCGAACGACGCTCAATTCCTCGAGACTCGCAAGTTCCAGATTCGGGAAATCGCTCGGATTTTCAGGGTGCCGCCTCACCTGATCGCCGATCTGGATAACGCGACCTTCACCAACATCGAGCATCAGGGCCTCGAGTTCATCATCTACACGCTCCGCCCATGGCTAGTGCGTTGGGAGCAAGCGATCAAGTCTCGGCTCATCACGGCCAGGGAGCCGAACATCTTCGCGGAGTACCTCGTCGACGGGCTTGCCCGGGGCGACCTGTCCGCCAGGTACACCGCGTACAACACCGCCAGGATGGGCGGGTGGCTCTCATCGAACGACATCCGAGAGCTCGAGAACATGAATCCGATCGAGCAGGAAGGCGGCGACCTCTACCTGGCACCGCTGAATATGACGCCTCTCGACCAGCTCGGCGGCGCCGCCGACGAATCGGGCGACGACGGGGCCTTCAGCGGTGGCCTGTTCCAGGACGTAGGGGCAGGGCAGGCGCGGGGGCCTGCCCCTACGAGGCGGGAAACGCGGTCACAGCGGACGCGGCGGCGGTTGCAAAAGGCTCACGAGCCGCTCGTGAGGACCGCGGCGAACACGGTGATCGGGAAAGAGGTCCAGGCCGCGAGGAAAGCGATCAAGGGCGCGCTCGGCGCTCGAGGGGCATTCGATCTCCAGGTCTGGATCGACGAGTTCTATCCCGACCATAGCGCGGCGATCGTCAAACGATTCATGCCGGTGATGATGGCGATGGCCACCGCGATTTACGCCGAGGCGGCCAACGAGATCGATGCGGACGGCGAGCTCGGCGACGAGGGCGAGGACTTCGTGCGGAGCTACGTCGATTCTCTTGCGATACGGATGACGCAGAGCTCGATCGGCCAGCTCCGCCGGCTGATCGCGGCGACGGAGGAGGCGGATCTCGCCGACGTGCTCGAGACCCGGCTCGGGGAGTGGGAAGAGAAGCGCCCGGGCAAGCTGGCGAGCCGCGAGGTCGTCCAGATGGGGAGCGCGGTCGCAAAGTCGGCCTGGGCTTTCAATGGCATCCGACGCGTCATATGGGTGACGGTGGGAGATAACTGTCCGCTCTGCGAGGAGATTGACGGCCGGTCGGTGGAGATCACGAAGTCGTTTCTCGCGGCCGGCGACCGGGTCGACCCAGGCGTCGAGGGGACCGCTCCGCTGGAGGTAACTCAGAGCTTCGGGCATCCGCCACTCCACGAGGGATGCGATTGCACGATAGGCCCCGGATGATGACGCTCCGCGATCGAATAGACCCGCTCGGCCCGCCCCTGATCACCAACGAGGGGACGTGGCTCGTCGTTCACCGCGGACCGGAGGCGGATGACCAACCGTGGTTTTACGTGACCGACTGTGGAGAGTGCCTCGGATTCAGCGAGATGCTCGAGGAGTCGGCGATGTCGGCGGATCTGTGGGTTCAACGCGGCAAGGTGCTGCTGGCGTTTGGGAGAGCTCACCACTCGGGGGCGTTCTCTGAGCTGCGGCCGTGGGTCTTTCTGCACGAGCTGAAGATGGCCGGCTGGCCGGATGAGTGTCTCCGTGAGGTGGCTGAGCTGGCGTTCGATGCCGGTCTCGATCACGCCGGCGATCGGAGGGAGATCATCGTTCGGGAGAGCCGCATCATCGGCCTCGTCGGGGAAACCTACGCTGAGAGGAGACGGAGACATGGTAACTAGAACGATCGAAGGGGCGGAGAAGAGGCAATTTGCCGGCCATCTGAGGGTCGAGCGGCGAGCTGAGGGCGACGAGGGGCCGGCCAGCCGGAAGCTCGAGGGACATGCCGCGGTGTTCGACACCCTGAGCAATCCGCTGTGGGGATTCCGCGAGAAGATCGATCCAGGGGCGTTCGCGAAAACGATCAAGGAAGACGACATCCGCGCGCTTTTCAATCACAACCCCGCGGCCGTCCTGGGACGCAACACCGCCGGCACGCTGAAGCTCTCGGAGGACCGCGACGGCCTCGTGTTCGAGATCGACGTCGCGGAGACCCAAGTCGGCAACGATCTCCTGGAGAGCGTGACCCGCGGGGATATCACTGACATGAGCTTTCAATTCGAGGCTCGCAAGGAAGAATGGGAGCATGCCCAGGCCGAGGGGGAGCTCGATATACGGACCCTCGTCGACGTGCGCCTCTTCGACATCAGTCCAGTGACGTTCCCCGCCTACGAGGGGACGGACCTCACGGTCGCCAAGCGGTCGATGGAGAGCTGGAGGGAGTCGGCGGAGTACGTGCCGACGGCCGAGACTCTCCATCTCAGGCAGCGCCAGGCCGAAGCCGAATCAAGGGGGTGACTTATGGTGACGTTCAACTTGCATCACGGGCAGTCGCGGATTGCCGCGACGTACGAGGCCCGGCCGGTGGGCATGAAGTGGCGGGAGCTCACGCCGAAGCGGATGCTCATGTTCGCGGTCAAGGACGGGAGGAAGCTCCTCAAGGTCGAGCTGCGAGCCGACGAGTTCGGCGACGTCGAGGTGGAGAATCCGGCCGTGATGGTGCATCTGGCGACCCTGGGCTGGCCGGTGCATCACCCGGACTTCGGCCGAGTGGTATGCGAGCGCCAGCACGATGACCGCTGTTTCGTGAACGAGGGGACGGGCCAGGTCTACCGCAAGCGGCTCGCCCCCAAGATCGGCGGAGCGTTCGTCATCGACGGTCAGCCGTACGAGGGCGTGCATGATGCGCAGTGCGGGCGTTGCAAAGGGGGACTCGGGCATGAGGAGCTGATCTTCCGGCAGTCGGACCGGTCGGACGATCCACTCGCCGCGGCGCTGCCGGACGAGGCCGTCCACCTGAAGCCGTATCGTCACATCATGCACCCGGTGGAGCTCAATGGAGCTTTCCACTGCTGGTGCGAGGGGGTGTTCTCGAATGGGTAATCTGGTATTCAACACGGGGAAGCTGAGGCTCATTCAGGGAGCGACAGGGGCGATCGACCTACTGGCCGATGGCGCGGTCAAGCTGATGGCCCTGGAGGTCGACGACGAGCCGGACGATCCAGATATCGAATTCGTTGGCGATCTGCTAGGCGCCGGCGATGCTGACGAGGTGACGAGCACGGGCTACACGGGCGGTTTCGGCGGCGCCGGCCGGAAGGCGCTCGCCTCAAAGACGCTGGCCGTCGACCAAGCGAACGACCGAGCCGAGTTCGACGCGGCCGACATCACCTGGACGGGCATCTCCCAGGCGGGGTCCGAGACCTGGGTCGCGCTGGCGATGGTCAAGGAGATCACGAACGATGCGGCGTCGCCGCTGATTCACAAGATCGACACGGCGACGGGGCTCCCGCTGACGCCGAACGGCTCGGACATCACGGTCACGTGGGACGCCCAGGGCATCCTTCAGTGGAGCTAGAGCCGATACGATGCAACACGTCTTGACCCGACTGCTCTGGGAAGACCAAGTCGATGCGGGGGACAGCCCGCATTGGCATCGTCGAGACGCTCTGCGATGGCAAGACTGGCGCTCCTTACCCAATCAAGGCATACCAGGCCCGACCCCGCACGGGTGGATATTCGCACAGTTTCCCACGGGCGTTGTTCCGCCTGGAAGTGTAGACCTTGGAGACGACCTAGGAGCTCTTGTGCAGCCAGGGCGAAGGGCCTCTATCGTCAGCGCGTTAGATTTGGGTGAGCGTTTACTTGGCGATACCCTGAAGGATGTCATCGCCGGCCTACTCATCCGTATGGGCGATCCGACTAGTCAGGCACGCTGGCGAGGCATTCGTGCCAGTGGTCGCAGGCTCCAACTGCGGATCGGTGGGGTTGTTGTTCTCGACGAACCGTTTGATGAATCGCATCCGGCATGGAGTCATACCCGCGACATCTTCAGGGCCGCGTACCGGCGTAACCGCGCCCACGTCGATGCCGGATTGTTGCCACTGGAGGCTTTGCAGCGTTGGACAGGGCACGAAATGCGGAAGTACCGCGTGGTTGCCGAGGCGCTACTGCCTCCGGAGCATGTCAGCGATGGCTCGCGACCTCCGCGCACAACCCTCAATGACACGATGGTGGAAGCATCTTCAGACACGGTGTTGGAGTCCCATACCGCTACGGGCGACCCGACCACGGGTTTTGGCTGGACCCACTACGAAGGCAGCGCTGTTGCGACTGTGCGAGCGGCGTCTGATAAGGCAGGGAATAACGCTAGTGATGCTGACGGTCGGTATCGTGCTGACTCTGACCTGTCGTCCGACGAACACCGGTGCCAGATGGAGATTAAGTTTGCGAGCGAGGGCACCTCGAAAGCGCAGGTGCTCTTACGGAAAGACGGCACAGGGACGGAGACCAACTATGCCATGGAGTGGAGGCCTTCCGGTGACCGTCAACGCATTGACCAAGTGGTGGCCGGTACCAGCACGACACTTGCAACTAAGACGACGACTGCCATAGGAACCTCCGCCTTCACTGGCAAGGGGGATATCGATAGTAGCGATGTTCTCAGGCAATACATAAATGGGGCTGAGGAGCAGAGTTTCGATGACGCTGCCTCGCCTGTAGGTGCCGGTAACCTAAGATGCGGGCTGCGAATCGTTGGTCGCGTCAGCGACGATGATGTTCTACTTGACGATTGGCAGGCAGCGGATGCGGCGGCAGGGCCTCAGACGATCACCCCCAGCCCTGTCGCCATCGTCATGTCGGCTATCGCCCCCTCAATCGCGGGTTCGGGCGCGGCCACGGTGACGCCCGGCCCGGTGGCGATCCCCGTGGGGACCGTGGCACCTTCAATCGCCGGCTCTGGCGCGGCTCCGATCACGCCTGGCGCGGTAGCCATCCCAGTGTCGGCCGTGGCGCCGTCGATCACCGGCTCCGGCGCGGCCCCTGTCACGCCTGGGGCCGTAGCTATCCCCGTATCGGCCATCGCACCTGCGATCGCGGGGTCCGGCGCGGCGACGATCTCTCCTGGGCCGGTGAGCATGGCGCTGGCAGTCGTGGCGCCGAGCATCGCGAACGCGGGCGGGCCTCAGACGATCTCTCCGGCAGCGCTGGCGATCGTGCTGACCGGCGTATCTCCGAGCGTGAGCGGGTCCGGTGTGGCGACGATCTCGCCGGCAGCTCTCGCGATCCTGATCGCCGCTGTGGCGCCTTCGATAGCGGCGTTGCCGGGTCCGGTGGCAGGCCCGACGCAAGCCGTCCTGGCCGACGATGGTATCAACAGCGCGGTCCTGGGGGACGACGGCATCAACACCGCGGAGCTGAGCGACGACGGAATCAACACCGCTTCGATCACGAATCCGGGGTGACCGATGGCCGACTACACGATCAAAAAGGGCGACACGAGCAAGAAGATCGAGGCCACGCTGAAGGACGTCGACGACAATGCCGTCAACCTCACCGGCGCCACCGTCGTGTTCAGCATGCGTCTGAGAGCGACCGGGGCCGTGAAGGTCGACAATCAGGCCGCGACTGTCGTGGTGGCGGCAAGCGGCACTGTGGAGTATCAATGGGCGGCGGCCGATACGGACACGGCCGGACAGTACGAGGCGGAGTTCGAGGTGACGTTCGGCGGCGGGCTGATCGAGACTTTCCCCAACAACAGACACATCCTCGTCGACGTCGTGGACGAGGTGGCCTAGTCGCTAGTTGGGATGAACATCGTGGTTGAGCAGTCCTCGCCAGCGTTCGTAGCGGTCCCGCGGTCTGCCTGCGAGTCGTGCGGGCGGGCTCGGGACACGACGGTCTCCGACCGCGAGCTTGAGGTTCTGGCCCTCGTGGCGTCGGACTACCAAGACAAGGAGGTGGCGGCCGCGCTGGGCCTTGAGTGGCGTACGATCAGGAGCCATATGACCCACATTCGAGACAAGATCGGGGCTCGGAGTCGGCTGGGGGCCGTCATGGTGGCGCTGGAGGCCGGCTGGATCAGGCGGGTTGATCCTTCTGCGGAAGGATGAGCTCGAGCGGGATGCATGCATAATCTTGACAGATTCGAGGAGCTCTGCTTATAGTCGAAGGCGTTGAACACGTCGCCGGCGCGAGCGCTCCCTCCGTTTAGGTTGGGGCGGGAGCTCGGAGACACCGAACCGGAACCGTAGCGTTTAGAGACGGCTCACCTTCGGGGGGCCGTCTCTTTGTTGTTTGGCGGCCTGAGCTGAAGGGGAACCACCACGGTAAAGAAGGGGGCTCAGATGTCCGCTACACAGCTTCGAGAACGGGTGACCACGATCAAGGGCGAGCGGTCGACCATCCTCCGGGAAGCGAGGGTGATCATCGACAAGTACCTGGCGGAGAATCGAGAGCCGACGGCCGAGGAGCGCCAGGAGCAAACCCGCATCTTGGACCGTGCCGACACCATGATCGCGGAGGCTGGGCTCCTCGAGCGCCAGGCCGACGCCGAGGACCGGGACGCTGAGAGCACCGGGACCGTCGCCGGCCAGGCGGACGGCGGGGGCGAGGGTGAGATTCGGGGTTCGCTGGATGGGAGCACCCCCGAGCAACGCGATGCGGCAATCCAAGATGTCAAGGCGCTCAGAGCCTTCAACCTGTCTCTGGCGGGCGAGCAGTCGGACGATCCCGAAATCCGCGCTCTCCAGGTGGATAGCCAAGAGGCCGGCGGGTATGTCGTCACACCCACCCGCTGGCTGATGATGCTCATCCAGGCCGTCGATGATCAGATATTCATTCGTGGCCTGGCGACCAAACAGACCGTGGCAAATGCTCAGTCGCTCGGCTTCCCGTCCCTCGACGCGGACCCCGCGGATGCCGACTGGACTCAGGAAATCCTCACGGGCTCCGAGGACTCGACGATGGACTTCGGCAAGCGTGAACTCTATCCTCACCCGCTGGCGAAGCTCCTGAAGGTGAGCAACAAGCTCATCAGAGCGGGCGGGATCAATGTCGAGCAGCTCGTCCGCGAACGCCTCGCCTACAAGTTCGCGGTCCCCCAGGAGAAAGGCTTCCTCACCGGAAACGGGTCGGGGCAGCCGCTCGGGGTATTCACGGCCTCGGCTTTGGGCATCTCGACCGGCCGTGACGTCTCGACGGGGAACACCACGACCGGCATCCAGTTCGACGGCCTGATCGAGGCAAAGTACACCCTCAAGGGCGCGTATTGGCCACGAGCTCGCTGGATGTTCCACCGCGACGGGATGAAGCAGATCGCCCTCCTCAAGGACGGCGAGGGCCAGTACATCTGGCGCGAGTCCGTCCGTGCCGGAGAGCCCGACCGTGTCCTGAACCTTCCGATCATGATGTCGGAGTTCGCTCCGAACACCTTCACGACAGGGCTCTACGTTGGAATCTTGGGCGACTGGTCGCGCTACTGGATCGCGGACGCGCTCTCGTTCCAGCTCCAGCGGCTCGCTGAGCTCTACGCCGAGACCAATCAGATCGGCTTCATCGGCCTCCTCGAGACCGACGGGATGCCCGTCCTCGAGGAGGCGTTCGTGCGAGTGAAACTGGCGTAGACCTTCCAGGCGGCACGCCGGCATTGAATCAGGAGAGGTGAACCCATGGAGCTCGGGAAAGACGCGAAGATCAGCATAGCAATCACGAGCGCGGACGGCGTCGCCGGGACGACGGATATCGAAGGCAATATCGTCGACATGAGCGGCTTCGAAAACCTTCTGATCGGCGTCACGTTCGGCGTGATCACCGGGTCCGCGGTGACGTCGATCAAGGCGCAGCAGGACACCGCCTCCGCGATGGGCACGGCCCAAGACTTGCTCGGAACCGGTCAGACGATCGCCGACGACGACGACGAGAAGACGTTCTATATCGACCTCGTCAAGCCGCGGGAGCGGTACGTTCGACTCGTGGTCGTTCGGGCCACGCAGAACGCCGTTGTCGCCTCGGCGACATACCTCCAGTACAACGGCCGGAAGGCTCCGGTTTCGCACGGGACCAACGTCTCCGGCGAGACCCACGTGAGCCCGGCGGAGGGCACCGCCTAGCCTAGACCCTTCATAGCGCGACGTCGGGGACCGGAGGGTGTGCTCACTGCCCGCCCTTCGGTCTGCCGGCGAGGGAGTACAGGCTCATGACCTATCAGCCAAAGGTCTATCACAAGCAAGGTGGAGACGAGACGGTCGTCGCCAACGGTGGCCAGATCACCGTCGAGAGCGGCGGGGTCGTCGATGCTTCGGCCGCGACGGGCGGGGTTGTCCTCGCGAACGAAGAGATCTCGAGCGCGGAGATTGAGAAGGGCCTGCTCCAATATGTAGACAAACAGCTCACGAACGCGGAGGTGTTGGCGTTCAGAGCTACTCCTATCACCTTGGTGGCTGCCCCTGGAGCTAACAAGGCGAACATCGTTCACAAGGTGTATGTCGTCTCGGACGACAGCGCCGGCGCGTGGACAGAATCGACGGACAACCTTGTCATCCAATATGCCGATGGGGTGGACATAACAGCGGCGATCGAGGCCGGAGGGCTCGTGGGCGGAGCGGTCAAGTTCATCACCCAGGGCGTCCTGGATACGGTGCTCATACCGGACGTGAACGCCGCCGTTCAGATCTTAAACACGGGCGATGGCGAGTGGGGCGGTGGAAATGCCGCCAACACGATGTCATTCCGCATCTGGTACAGCGTCGTTGACACCGTGGCCTTCAGTTAGAAGGACGGAAACCCTTTGGAACGCATAGCAGTCACCCTCCCGACCAACGCCAGCGGAGCCGCCACGGCTTACACATGCATCGTGGCCGGGAAGATTCACTCGATCCAGTACGTGAAGACCGACTACGCCGACGGGGTCGACTTCACGATCACGGGCGAGACGACCGGGCAGCAGATATGGGTCGAGGCGAACGTCAACGTGGCTAAGACGGTTGGTCCTTCGATCCCCACCCATGACGAGATCGGAGTCGCCTCGCTCTATGCGGGCTCCGGCGAGCCTGTCGAGCGCCCGATCGCGATCGCCCAGGAGCGAATCAAGATCGTGATTGCCGCGGGGGGCGACACGAAGGTCGGGGTGTTCCACATCCTCATCGATGGGTCGGCCCAGGGTAGGGACTCGACATCATCTTAGACGGAGGCACGACATGCCCAAGGTCAGAATGGCCACAATCGGAGCCGGCCCCGCGGGAACCTGGCGGCCTGGGGACGAGGTCGAGGTCTCGGATGAGCTGGCGGCACAACTCACGGCCGGCGGATACGGGACCGTGGTCGACCCTCCGTCTGAAGACGCTCCACCCGAGGCCGCTCCACCCGAGGCCGCAGGCGTGAGCGTCCCTCAGACGTCGGAGACCGCCGCCCTGGCCGGCGGCGAGACCGCTGCCAGGACCGAGGCTCCAAAGCCTCGACAACGGCGCCGTGCGCCGGAGCCATCTGTGGCCGCAGACGACCTCGCGGCGGTCGCTCTGATGGGGCTTACAAACGCAAAGCTCGGAGAGCTCATCATGGAACACGGCGTTACCGGACTGCCACGGAAGCCGAACAAGGCTCAGCTCGTCGCTGCCCTCAGGGCCGCAGGCGTGAGCGTCCCTCAGACGTCGGAGACCGCCGCCCTGGCCGGCGGCGAGACCGCTGCCAGGACCGAGGCTCCAAAGCCTCGGCGGCGGCGCCGTGCGGAGGGTTAGACAGGCTAACGACGCGGAGTGGCGCAGTAGGTCAGCGCGCGGGATTCATAATCCCGAGGTCGCGGGTTCGAGTCCCGCCTCCGCTACCAAGCACATAACCTCAGGCCAACGAGCTCGAGCTCTAACGCCTTTGCGGGAGTAGACTTCGATGGCGATCACGGACGCATACGCAACCGTCGCCGAGTACCGTGACCGGGTCAAAAAGCAGGGTCACGACGAAGACGAGGCGACGATACTCCTCCAGCTCACCGCCGTCTCACACTATATCGAGAGAGCCCTCGCCGGCCGCTTTTTCACCGTCGACGCTTCTGATGCGACCCGCGTGTACCGTGTCGGCGATCGAGGCGGAGTCCCTCCAGGCGGCCGCAAGGTGCTCACCGTCGACGACCTCTCCGCAGACCCGACGTCGATCAAGATCGACAAGGACAACGACGGCCTGTTCACCGACGAGACGGCGCTCGCGTCGACGGACTACATCCTCATACCCCGCAATGCTCCGCTCGGTCCTGAGGCCGAGCCGTATCAGGCGATCGAGCTCACGCCCTGGGGCGATCAGGCCACATGGCTCGAGGGCGTGTGGGTCGAAGTGGTCGGCAAGTTTGGATGGCCGGCGGTCCCCGAGGCCATCAAGCAAGGCACGATCGATATCACCGGCATCCTCCGGCGAGATACGGACCTCGCAACGAACCGGATCGTCGACGACCTGGTCGGCGCGATCGAGGCGAGCCCGCAGTCTCGGGCTCTCGTGAAGGGTTTGTCGAAGAGCTATTTTAGGTGGGGGTTCTAGCGTGCCGGAGGTAAGCGTCCAGATCATCGGCCTCGACAAGCTGAAGGGCCTCGGGAAGCTCCCCAAGGAAGCGTTCCCGGGCATCCTCCGCGCGGCCTCGCAGCACGCCAAAACGGTCGCCGCTGAGGGCGTTGGCGGGACAGCCGCTCGAGCGATCAGTTCGGAGAGCTCCGACACCTCGGCGAGAGTGTTCAGCCTCATGAGCCCAGCCCGGACCATGAGCATCGAGCAGGGGCGCCAGGCGGGCGGTCCATTGCTCCATACCGACGCGCTCCGGCGTTGGGTCCAGCGAGTCGGATTCGGAGAGAGCATCTTCGCCCTGGCGAGGGCGATCCAGCGCCGCGGCGTCAAGGGCCGGTTCTTTATGCGGGAGTCTCACCGCTCGACGCTGACGCTACTCCCTGGTCTCGTGCGGAAGGCCGGCGAGGAGATGCGCCGGAAGTTTGGCAGGCTCTGATGGGCTTCATTCCACCGAATCCACCGCTCCCTCCGCCGGAGGACCATCCCGACCGCGAGCGGGTTTACGCCGCGGCGCTGATGGACTATCGAATGTTTCTCGAAGGAAGCAAGAATCGTCTCCCAGGGCTCGTGAGGAAGGCCGGCGGGTACATGCGGCGGAAGTTTGGCCGGCTATGACCGGATTGCGACAACGAAGGGGGTAGCAAATGGAAGGGTTCCATGGGAGCGGTGGACTGACGGTGCAACGGACGCCCGAGGGAGTCCGTATCCGCTGGTACGACGGCGAGCGCCTTGTCAAGTCTACTGAGTGGGACGTCGATACATGGGCATCAGCCGTGGCTTCGGTCTCGAGGACAGGTGAGGATGCAAATACGTTTCAACAGGCCAGGAATTTCTGGCTTTATGGAGATCACCGCACACCGACGGGCATTTAGTACCAATCGCGGGATCTCCTGATTGCTACCAATAGACGGAGCTGAGAAATGGAGCACCTAACGCTCGCCCATCGTTGGCACGCACGAGGGCGGCTCGCGATGTGTTGCCGGTGTGGGACGACTCGCAGGCTCTCCCCGGAAGAGATACGGCACCTTAGGGGCCAGGGGGTCGATTTCGACTGATGGATATCCGCTCAGCCATGACGGAGCTGGTAAAGGTCGAGGAGGGACTCTCGATCACGGAGCCTTTGACGTCGAAGATCTCGAAGGTTTGCAAATGGTTCCCGCCTCAGGGGGTCTCGATCGCCGCGAACCTTCCCGCCTGGACGAACGACATGACGCTCACGAGCCATGTGCTGGGCGTGAGCGGGCAGCAGACGCTCGTCTACACGGTCCATGCTCAGCTCTACGTCGGAGAAGGGGATCAGGACGTCCTTGCCGACATGGCCGCGAGCTATCTGACGGCCTTCATCACGGCGATGAATCTGAAGTCATCGCTCAACGATCCTGCCGGCGCGGCCACCGTGACCGACCACACGATCCGAGGCGGCAATCCGACGCTAGTGAGTCTCAGTCGAGCGAACCGCGCGTTCACCGGACTCGATCTCTTCATCGATCTGAGAATGATTCAGGGAGTCACGGTCTCGTAGGAGCTGGAGCATGTACATCTACAAGGGCGGCAAGGACGTGATCGGCATCCCAGGGGTGCCGGCGCGTGACCTCACGGACGACGAAGCCGAAGAGTATGGGGTCACGGACCATGCTCTGTACGAAAGAGTCACGCCGGCCGCGATAAAGCGGCGGGCGGCAAGCGGAGAGGAGCGGACCGATGGTAGCGATCGCCAGGGCTAGACTCGTCCAGGTAGGGAAGGAAGGCACGCGGGGGAACGCCGTCGCCGCGACGCGCCGGTTGCTCCTGAACGATGCGACGTACCGCATCCAGGAAGACGCGGAGGAGTTCGCCGAGCAGATGCATGGCGTTCTGTCAAGGGCGGTGACGCCGCCGGTCATCGTGCGGAACGGCGTCGAGTTCGAGATCACGAATAACCTCGACTTCGAGCAGATCCTCCTCCATCTCCTCAGCGGCCTGAAGGGCGGCGTTTCGCCCACGACTCCAGGGACCGGAGACGCGCGTCTCTGGACGTTCACGCCGGTCAACGCGGACCCGGTGCCGGACACCTACACGGTGGAGTTCGCCGATCGAGATCTGGCCGGCACGCCGAACGAGATCGGCCTCGAGGCGCCGTACTGTTTCACGACGGCGCTCACGATCACCGGCGCCATCGAGGGCATGCCCGAGATATCGGCGAGCATGGTCGGCCGGAAGGTCGTCACGTCTACGCCCACGGCCTCGCTTGCGCTCCCCGCGACGAGCTACGCCGGCAACCTCCGGTGGAAGGTGTACATCGACGACACCTGGGCCGGTCTGGGGGGGAGTCAAGTCAGCGGGCAGATCTACGGCTTCACCTGGGCGCTGAGCGAGCTCCTATTCCCGCAGTATTACCTTGACGGCAATGCGGGGGACGACTTCTCGGGGTACGAGTACAAGCCGAAGCTCGTCGACCTGGCCATGGACATCGCGATCGAGCCGAACGCCGGCATACTCATCGAGGCGAACGAGCCGACGGATAAGCGCGCGGGCACGAAGCGGTTCATCAGGATCGAGATCACCGGAGACGCCTTCGACTCTCCGGACGATGGCCTCAATCGATTCGTGCAGCTCGACGGTTGCTATACCCACGCTCCCGACTCCATCCAGGAGAGAGGCGGAGAGCGCGACGGCGCCGCGATCACACGGCTCCACCTCCAGAATTTCTACGACGCGACCCAGGGGGACGACATCACGGTCGCTGTTCAGAACGTCCTTACGGCATTCCCATAAGAGGTCGGGGCCTGAGTGATTTACTGCCTTCCGACGTGAGCCATCCGTCCCAGTTGTGCGTATTGGCTCAGGCTCCGAGCTCCAGCGGCCGCGGACGATTAGTAACAAAACGGCGATCGCCGGATTAGTACCAAAGGTGCCGGTGGCCATCGGCACGTTTGCGACCAATAAACTCGAGGGGAGATGACGACATGGCGCTGACATCGAAGCTCACGCCCGACCGGATCGAGCTCGAGCACGAGCCCGGCGAATGGATCGAGATCAAACCCGTCTCCTGGATGGTGCTCAGGGATGCCAAAGAGGCGAGGGTGAGCCGTGCGATCGCCCCGTTCGTTTCCCTGGGGCCTGAAGGTATTGCGGCTCTCCAGGGGCAGGGACAGAGTCGAAACGGGGATATGCCGGAGGACGAGCACCCTGAGGAATACGATCGCGAGACGCTCCTCCGGAAATCCGTCATCGCATGGTCCTACGATCAGCCGGTGACCGAGGCCAACATCGATGACCTGGACGACGTGACAGCCAAGGTCGTCTACAAGCGGGCGGTCGCGTTGAACACCCGGAGCAAGTCCGAGGGGGAAGCCTCGACGCCAGGCTGAGGGCTTACTACCTCGGGACCGGGACATATCCCGAGGAGCTCACCGACCTGGCGCTCATGAAACGCCTGAGATGTACGTACAACGAGCTCGTCGATCAGCCCGCGATCGTCTACCAGGACGCGGTCATGGACATCAACGCCGAATCCGCGAGCGCAAAGACTACGACCCGATGGGCCACGAGGTAGCATGCCGGCCGGACTGGTAGACCTACAAGTCGTTCTGAAGGCCCGAGACGAAGCATCGAAGGTGATGTCGGGTGTCGGCGGCGCCGGCGCGAGGGCTGGCAAGGCCATCCGCGACAACTGGAAGGGAGCGACCGTCGCCCTCGGTGCCGCCGCCGCCGGCATCGAGGCCCTCAGCCGAAGCCAGCAAGAGAACAGCCAGGCGGTCGGCCGCCTCTCTCGGCAGATGGGCATCCAGGAGAGCGAGGTCCGGGATCTCGCCAAGGGGATGTCGAACGTCACCTTCCCCCTCGAGGACGTCCTCGCCCTCATGCAACAGGGGAACGAGCTCGGGATCGAGAGCAAGGAAGCCCTCACGGAGTACGCGAATTTCTGGGACATGGTCGGCGACGCGACCGGAGCCGCAGGTCCCGCTCTCGCGAAGAGCGGCGTGGCGCTGAAGGCCGTGGGGATCGAGGTCGGCAACGAGAGCGAGGCGCTCGCCGCGTTCGGCTTCATCACCGATCAGACGTCGATGAGCGTGAGCGACTTCCTGAGCTTCATCGAGAAGGCCGCCCCTGATATCAAGGCGCTCGGGCTCTCCGTCAACGATACGGCCGCCCTCATCGCGGCGATGGAGGGGGAGCTCGGCCTCGCCGGCCGGACCGCCAAGAGCGAGTTCCAGGCGGCCGTTGTCTCGTCGGGCGGCTCCCTCGAGGAGACCCTCAAAATCCTCGGCCTCACGACCGAGCAGCTCGGCAAGTACAAGGCAGAGATCGCCGGCTCGAGCACGGTGATCGAGGACAACGCGGCGATCCTGGCCGAGTCGTTCACCCCGCTGCAGAAGTTCCAACACCAGATCGGGGAGCTGGTGTTCGGCCATGCGGACCTGATCCAAAAGGCCGCGGGCCTCGCTCCGATCCTGATCGCCGCCGGGCCGGCTGCCGGCATCGCGAGCGGAGCCTTCGGTCTCATGTCGACAGCATCAGGAGTCGCGGCCGGCGCGTTCACGGCCGCCGGCGTGGCAGCGAGGGCGGCATGGCTGGCGATAACGGGACCGGTGGGACTCGCCGTCATTGCCGTCGCCGCATTGGTCGCGGTGGGAATTCTCGTCTGGAAGAATTGGGAGACCATCAAGGAAGTGTTCGGGCGGGTGAGCGACTTCGTCCTGGGGCTCTTCCGGTCGAAGTGGGCTTGGCTTCTCCCCGGGGGGCCGCTCATCAAGGCGATCCTGTTCATCAAGGACAATTGGCGCGCCGTGTGGGAGTCGATCGAGAAGATCACGGACCGAGTGATCACGTCGACCACGAAGATCGTCAAGGGCGGCGTGAACATGATGATCGGCTTCCTCAACTTCCTCATCAAGCGGTGG